AATCATATACTAGAAGTTGAGAGAATCGAATCTGATAAGAAAGTTATAATACAATTAATTAATAAACATTTTCCTGATTGGAGAAGAGTGTTAAATGAATGTCAAAGATATTCTGTAAGTGGTAAGATAGACAGTGGAATACTCGCAGCATTTTCTGATGTTGCTGTGGATGATTTAGTCAAAAATCTTAAACAGAAAAACTTTTCTGAAGTTCGTAAATGGGTTGTTGCCAATCTAGACAATGATCCATCTGTTTTACTTAGACGCATCTATGATACTTTATATGATACAATGGTACCGACCAGTATTCCTGCTGCAATATTGGTGATTGCAAAGTATCAATATCAAATGGCATTCGTTGCCGACCAAGAGATTAATCTCTTAGCAGCATTAACCGAAATCATGGTGGAGTGTGAATTTAAATGAAAATGAAAAACATGTCAAAATTAAAACATCAAGTTAAATCAAACAAGTATTATCTCTTTTGGGGTGCTGCCACTGTAGCAGTCATAGTAGGTCAAATTTACATTGGAATAGGTTATCGTATGATGACTCAGAGTGTCATTGACCTTACAGAAGTTTTTACTATAATACAGGAACAAGAAGATTTGAGAAGATATCCTAACGTATATTAATGTCAATTAAATCTCTCAAAACACCATTGAGATATCCTGGTGGTAAATCAAAGGCAATTAAAACTTTATCTCAATGGTATCCAGAAAAGATATCTGAATACCGAGAACCATTTATAGGTGGAGGATCTATTGCGATAGATATTGCAAAGAAACATCCTCACATACCAATTTGGATTAATGATCTTTATATTCCTTTATATAATTTTTGGTTGCAATTGAGAGATAATGGTGAAGAATTATCTGAAAGAGTCTATGAAGAAAAACAAAATACACTTGATGCTGGTGACCCAGATAAAGTAACTCAAAGAGCAAAAGATTTATTTAATAAGTATAAAGAAGAGATTGATACTTATGATGATTTTGAGAAGGCAGTAGCTTTCTTTATTATGAATAAGTGTAGTTTTTCTGGACTAACAGAGAATAGCACCTTCTCACAAACGGCATCCAATTCTAATTTCTCATTAGTTGGAGCAAGAAAACTTGCAGATTTTTCAAAGTTAATTAAATGTTGGAAGATAACTAATCTTGATTATTCGGAACTTATGAATTCATATGCAACTGGTGATACATTTATATTTTTAGATCCACCATATGACATTAAAGATTTCTTGTATGGGAAGAATCGTGAGATGCATAAATCATTTAATCATGATAGATTTGCAGACCAAGTATATAATTGTATTCATAAATTTATGATTACTTATAATGTTAATGATCGTTTAAAAGAGATGTATAAAAATTATAATCTTAAAGAATGGAAGTTGAGATATTCGATGGCACATCGTGGAGACAAAGGAACTGATGAAAATATAAAAACAGAACTGTTAATAACAAATTATGATATACATCCTGTAACACCACTTGAAGAATTATTTGTGTAATGAAACTTAAATTTTGTGTCCTATGTGGCACCACTGAAAAATTACATCATCATCATGTTATTCCTAGAATAAAAGGAGGAACTGATGATGAAGACAATTTTATAACTTTATGTCATGATCATCACGCTATGATTCATCAGATTACACCTACCAGATTTAATAATTTGCAAGTGCTTGCTGCAATTGGTAGAAAAAATGCAATGGCAAGAGGTGTGAAGATGGGTATGAAACCAAAATACGAACACCTCTATCCACAAATCATTGAAAAGTATTGTAAAGAGTGGAAGGGTTATGGAACCATAGGAAAAGAATTAGGATTACCAAGAGAATCAGTTGCAAATATAATTAAAAGATTGGATATTAAAGATAAAAGAGATCCAAAACCACCAGTATTTAAAAAATACAGAAAACTTAAAAACGGACAATACAAATTATTCTAATGAAACTTAGATTTTGTGTCATATGTGGCACCAATAAAAATATAGAACATCATCACATAACACCAGTATGTAGAGGTGGCACTGATCATCAACATAATTTTATTAGTTTATGTGTTGAACATCATGGAATGATGCATTCAATTACACCTGGCAGATGGGCACATAGAAAAGAACTTCAAAAAATAGGTATAGAAAAAGCAAAGAAAGAAGGTAAATTTAAAGGAGGAAAACCACGCATCGATTATGATGAAGTCAAAAGATTATGGGATCTTGGTGTTGGAGCAACATCCATAGCAAAAAATATGGGTATTGATAGAACATCTGTTTATCGTATACTGGGTGATATTGCAAAAGAACCTTTTAAAAAAGATAAAAATGGTCAATACAAATTATTCTAATGGAACTTAAAGACTGGTTAAACTCTATAAATCAAACAAAGAAAAACTTAATTGATGAAGACCCATCAATTGAGAAGGAGTATCCACCTTATATTATCAATCGTTGTTACTCAGGTCATCTGGATGCGATTATGTTTGCAAATGAAATGAATAAGTATAATTTCTTACCAAAGAAGATGCAATATGACTTTTTTATAAATACACTCAG